GCTTTTGAAACATAATAATAATTAATTCCGTTTACTGTTATGTAAATGGGAGTACCAGCTGGATAAACTTTTGGTTCCCACTTTAGAGGTTGAACATCTCTGTAGGTTATTGATGGTGTTAAGTTTTTTAAAATATCTTTTATAGATTCGTCAAGCTCATTCGCTACAGGTGGTGCTTCTGTTGGGAGTGTTGAAGAACCATGTTTCTCTGCATTGGCTAGATTTTTGTATTCATAACAGCAGCCAGCACCCCTATAAGTCCAAGGGCATCTTTTTGATGAAACTATTCTTGCTGGTAATTTTATCTGCTCAAGATCAATATATGATGAAAGCTCAAATTCTATAGAATTTTTTGTTTGACCAGACTTTCTATCTATAAAAAATAAATCTGTAGGAAATTGCGCGTTTGGGTCTGGAGAAAAATTTCTTGGTACTCTAGGATTTATTACAATTGGGTTCCCATTTGTATCATTTTGAATGTTTCCATTCGTATCTACTTTGTAAAAGTTTTTGGCATCCAAAAATCTAGAAAAAGTTCTTATTCTATAAACCTTTGCGCCAACCATATCTTCCAAATCCTGCATCAAATCTTTAAAGAATCTCATCAGAGGTACACCCTCTTCAGAAAAAGTCATTTGAAGCTTTGGTCTAGCTGCTGTTCCTTTTGAATTAACCTCAAAACCAGAAGAGTATATTGGGGCCGCAAAATATTCTTTACCCTGAAAGAATACCGAGTTTTGTGTTAATTTTAGATTGTTGTGAAAACGAAATACAGTTTGATCTGGGTTCCTATTAAATTTAGAATTTTTAATCAAAAGCTCTTTAATTGCTAAATCTGTAACGTCTATCTCGTAAAGGCTAATCAAACTTGAAGGCGAAAGAGTATTCGCTTCAGTGTTTAAATTCTTAATTGATGTATTTGCTGTAGCCTTATCCATTAGTTTGGAACCTGTTCAAATTTGGTTGATATACCATAATTATCATAAAAATTATAGGTGCTACTCCATTCTCTACAAACAAATTTTAGAGCTTTATCATAGGGTGTAGGTGGTGTGAATACGAAAGACTCTGAAGCGTTTCTTTGGTCAAAAAAATGTAATATAGCACGAGATTCTTTTTCTGACCTATCATTAAAATTAACAGAAAGACTCAAAAGCGCATTGTTAACATCTCCTTGAACTCTTTGTTCATAGCCGTCACCAAATTTAATTAAATTAATTTTAGGGGCAAAACTTGATTGGGTTTGATATGATGGAGTCCAAATAAAATTTGGTTTAGACTCTGATATTCCGTAATTGTCAAAATCTATATGACCGCCCCAGTACGAGGCGTTGGTTGGAATTATAGATGCCGAAGAAGTGTGGTCGGCTATACAATAATAATACTTTTTGTCTTCAGTATAGTAAACAATGTCATTTTCTACATAACTTACGCTACTGTTACTCCAATTATCGATATTATAAATAGAAGCCATATACCTTTTACCTTGCTTTATTTTACACTTTTAATGCCGTTTTTTACAAAAAATAATTGAAGTAATTCAGTTATATACGTAAAATTATAGATGTATCCTCTAGAAAGATTGATTTCTTTTAAAGAAAAGATTAATTTTTTTAGTTTGTCTAGTAAGTGGGATGAAGACACCGCTTTTCAAGTTGTAATTTGTGCTAGAAACGCCGAGGAATGGCTGCCGATGGTATTAAACTCCATCGAAGAAGCTATGCTCAATAAGAAATGGATATTAGTTTTTGGCGATGATCAGAGCGATGATTCTACCGTAAAGATTGTCGAAAGGTTTTCTAAGGTTTCTTCTTCTGATTTTTATAAAATTTTTAAATTTAAAAAACAAAGAAATGTAGCCACAGCAAAGAACTTAATCATAAAAAAAGCACTCGAATATTCCGATGAATACAAAGGTATCTTACTTACAGATGCTGACGATTTGTTTGGAATAAAAAGGGCAGATGGTCTTTTTAATTGTATTAAAAATACAAAATTACCCATAGCATTAGGAAGCTGGTACTTGTGTGAAAAAGGGCAGCAGGAGTACGTTTCAGCAGAAAAATCTTACGACACATTTAAATATGGGCCTTGGGCTACACTCATACATTCGGATTTTTTTAGTAAAGACGAACCCTTTTTTTATGAAGAATTAGACGCCCACGAAGACCTTCTTTTGTGGTATGAGCTTTATTATGCTGGGTTAGAAATGTGCATATCTAATAAAACCGTGACTTGTTACTATAATTCGAATGAGGATTCAGTATCAAAAAATAAAAACCAAGCTAAACGACTATTTTTGTGGAAAGAATTTGAAAAAATAAAAGATTCTTTAGAAGAGAAAAAGTGTAATATTTTACGGTAAAAGGCTAAAGGAATGTCATTTATAAAGTATAATAATGTAAAACTTGATCTAAATGGTCAAAGTATTTATGCTAATGATGTTTCTTTGTCATTTTCTTCGAATTTAAAGCCTGTTTACCTTTCTGATGATAGGTCAGCTTTTACTTTTAAAGGCTCTCAAGATTCTGCTTCTTCTATATCTGTTTCTTACTATTTAACTGGCGCAGACCCGCTAAAAAACCATATAAGTGACGATCCAACCACTGGAATTGGGGGTAATTTTTGCGGTTTGACTTTTGAAAGCGGCTATCTTTCTTCGTATGCAATTAATGTAAATCAGTTTTCAAAAGTAGAAGTAAATGCTGATATTGATATATATGGCGATCTAGCGGGCAAATTTGTAAAACAGCAAAGAACAGAAACTGGATTAAGATTTCTGGATTCTTCTGACTGCACAATAGGACATACTGGAGTAAGTCCTGAAGATAATTTAAAAAGTTTTTCATATAAATACTCTAGCTCTTTTGCAAGTAAGTATGTCGCTGGAAAAATAAAGCCAGTAGAGATTAGGGCTTTACAAAAAAAAGTTTCAGCAGAAATATCGCATTATCACACGGGCTCAAATATTCCCTATTCGGGCGAAGAAGCTTCTGTGAATTTAGTTTTAAATGATAAGAATGGTAATGAAATAGATAATTATTTGTTGCACGGAAAAGTAACTTCAAAATCTATGTCTACTTCTGCTGGCGGTTTAATAGAATCACAAAGTTCGGTAACCCAAAATCTAATTAATGATACACCATCTTTTAGCGGCGATGGATTTGATACATCCGAAACATTTAAACCGGGAGATACTATAAAGGTAACTGGGTTTAATTTTAATAATATAACTAGAATAAATTTTTTAGAAATAGAAGCTGAAACATTTACAAAAAATGATAGTACGAACAACAGTCTAACAATAACTATACCACCAAAGGCTATCCAATGCCCTATAGAGATAAGAACTTATGGTGGAAAAGTGGTTAGCTCAAATCCTGTAAAGATCACCCAAACCCTGTAATATGCTGCTTGTAAATACAACTGGAAATTTCGGAGACAGTATTTTTATATCTGGCTCTGGTGATTCTTTTTACAAAATTAGCGAAGTTAGATTTGGTGGAACTAGTGGCGTTGCGTCTGAATTTCAAGTTGTAGATGAAAACCTTATACAAGCCGTAGTTCCTTCTTTTGAAAAATTAGAAACCACTGGAGAAAAACATACTTGGGCTAACTTTTGCCCTCCGAGTTATCCTATAGTTATTTCTGATGTAAGAGGTGTTTCTGGGTTAGCTTCTGGAGAAAATAACGAGGTATTTACACCTGTACCTTTGGTAAAAGATTTTAATCCAAAATCTACTTTTTCTGGAGAGACAATTTATCTTTACGGAGATGGTTTTTTAGGTGCTACGGGAGTAAGGTTAACAGGTATATCTGGAGACAATACAGCTTACCATACTGGGGTTGGTTTTACTGGTTACACGGGGTATGAAGAAAAGATTTGTGAATTTAGTGGTATCAATAATACTGGTATAGAAGTTACCTTGCCAAGCGGTAATACAAGGGGATTATTTACTGTATATGGAACTGGCGTAAGCGGTTCGAGTTCTACATTTTTTGAACCAGACGTTCAGATAAAAGCCTTTTTCACTGGGACCAATTTTGCCGATGCAACTGGTGAAAATCTTTCTGGTTTATATTTTTACAAGTGCAATGACCTAATAATATCTGGCTTAGATTTTTCTGAAGAATTGTTGCATTATACAAGCGGTTCTACAGAGGGTATTGCTGAAACTGGTTATTTGGTAGATTTCGGATTATCAAATTCTAAAGTAAGAAAAGATGAATTTGATTTAGGTTTTGCAATTACAGGGGTAACTGGTTCAGGCGGTTTTAATATAACTGGCAATCATGCATTAGAGCAAAAAACTGTATCAACTAGGTTGGCTGATCCAGAAAATCCAGAAAGCCAATATACGAGAGTTAGAGTTACTGGATTTTTTGAAAAAATATCAAACACCTTGTTGAGTGGTAAAGTTCCTTCGGATGTAAATTTACCAGAAACAAGTTTAGTTAAAAATTCCCACCTTTCTACCGCAGAAGAAGCTAGTCAGCTTTATTCAAGTTTAAAATTAAAAACCGTATCAGACAGTCTTGGTGTATCTGCTTTGGGCGGTCAAGGAAATAAGATTGTAATAAGAGAAGACATTTATAGAAGCTACAACACTGGTCTTCTTAGAATTACGGGTAGTGGAGTAATACAAACTGGGTATTTTGATAATCCACTTAGTGGTGCTGGACAATACTCTAAAAACCTTCAAGCTTTTGGTATATCAACAGGTGATAATCCTGAAGCGATAGTTGCCTTTGGTGAAAATTCTATAGTTTCATACTCAACAAAAGAGCCTTTAATATATTTTAGCACTGGAGCAAGGTATGGTGCTCAACCACTATCTTTGGAGGGAACAGATTTCTATGCTGAAAAATATGGAAAAACTGGGGATGTAAAAACAACAAATCCATTCTTGGTATTTATTCCTGAATTTAATAATTTAACTTTTGAAGATTGTTTTGACTATTATGCAACTAGTGGGTTTTTCCCATCTGGCTGCGAGCCTCAAGTTTTATTTTACATAAGCGGTGGTTTAGCTAATGGAATTATAAGCCCTTCAGGTGACTTTATTAATTCTTTTCAGAACGCACAAAGATATCTAGATATAACATCTGATATTTTTACACCCAAACTTTTGAAGTGCTTTTTAACTTCTCAGCTTATAGATTTTCCCAATTCACCAGATTTAACTGAGTATACTGGCCATACTGAAATACAAGAATTTTGTAATACCTACTACAAAACAGATATTACAAACATGGTAAATAACCCGTACTCAACAACTGCAGGTGGGACATCAAGCTATGCTATAGCTGAAACGTCCCTACTAGAAAGAAGGGTCGGCGGTGGTGCTAGTTCTATCAATTTTAACCCACCGCCATTTGAGTTTCATGATCTAATTGATCCAACAATTATTGTAAATTCTGCCCATGCAGCAATAGCACAATTTACGGGTTCGGGTATTTATTTTGGTAGGCCAGATGGCTCTGCTTATCCAGCTGACCAAGGCCCAACTGGTGAACATGCCAATAAATCTTTTTACGAAACTGAAACTTTTGATAATATAACTACCGTTCATAGAGATGGCAGAACACAAAAGTGGGGAATTTCATATGTTAATGATAGTTATAAAATTTTTCCCCAGCCTTGTTGGAGGCCCGAAGCTGGAGGTTTCGTTGGAAGAAACACAGACCCAACTGGAGATTTTATTGCTTACAATATTATAAATATAAATTGTAACCCAATAAACCAAAGACCGCCATTCTGGCATAATACAAGCCCAAGCGAATACCTACAAAAAGATACAAAAATAGACAAGCCTTTTAATAGCACTAGCTGGCCAAATGTAGCCGTTTTACAAAGTGCTCCAGCTTCCATGTTTGGTATGCCAGCTACATCCAAAACCCAAAAAGGTTATACCCGCATGAGCTTGTTCCCATCTGGAAGAAATATTGAATCAGCGGCAGAAGATAGTTATGAAGCTAATTTTGAATTTGCGAAACCCAAAGGAAATCCAAGCCAACCATTATTTACCACACCGAATCCAAACGCATCATTATTGCCAGCCCAAACGGTTAGAATTGGTCAAGAAATAACTTTAAATACACCAATTGGAACTGTTATTGGTGCTATCAGCGCACCAAAAAATGAACCAGAAGTAAAAATCCTTGTTCCAGCTGGAACTGGCATAAACGTTTACACCGAAGTAGAAATAGAAGGTGAAACCTTGGTTATGCCAACTGACGGAGAAGACAATACTGCTTCAAATGCACCTATATTACCTAGCGAGATAACAACAGCGTACCCAATGAATACTGGTCCATTCAGAAGTGCTGTCAACATAACCGATAAGGTAAAAGTTCTAAACCAAACCACATTTAAATTAAACATATAAAATGGCACTAATATTTCAATTAGAAGATGGCGATGAGAATTTTAGTAGTGATTTTTCAGACTCTACAGAAAATAATATCGTTTTAAATGGTGGTAATGTACACTTAGGTGTAGGCAATCCAGTAAGACATGCGACCATTCCCACCGTCGGCACAAGCTATATTGGGTCGTGGTTACCTCAAGGAAAAACTGCGGTAAGTTTTGGCGGGGGCAACCAAAACACTAATAGCCTAACGAATCAAAAATCAAGTTCATTTTTAGTAGCAGAAACAGTGGCTGAAAATAACGCAAGAGCAGGTACACAATCTGGAACATCAAGTACAATTTACACAAGAAATGGTGTTGACTTTACAGTAACAAAAGTATTTTATAAACACAGTGGAAATTTAAGTGCTGCAGTAGCAAATCCTAGGATTGTTAGCGAACTCGGCCAAGGCTGGGAAATAGCTGATTGGAATGATTTTTCAAGTTTTACAGAAAATGACTTCTTAGGAATGTTAAGAATTTTAGCTCCACTTGCCCCATATTCTAGAACATGTCAGCAACTATTGGTAGAAGTCGATGGAAGTTTAGAATGGAATTTGGGTTGGATTTTAGCGAACGGCAATGGCAATAGAGGCTCTTCGTACAGTTGGTTTTGGACTTTTGCAAATAGAAAAAAAGCACCTTGGTATGCTAGAGCGGGTAGCTATTTAAATGATTTTGTAATTTACGGCGGTTGGAACCCAACTTACCCCTATCTATGCAAAAGAACTGGCTCTTCTTTGCCAAATACAAAAGGAGGTTGTTTCTAAATGGCACACATATCAAAAATAGGTAGCGGCGAGTTTACCATTGAATTTTGGTTAAATATCAAAGACCCAGACCAAAGGCGGTTTTCGCTCGGTCATGGTTTGAATGGTATTTTTAGTACACTCCCTGATGGTCATATGGGGGATGATTACTCAAAAAATCCGTTTCTTCCCGGTGGTGGAAATCATAAAGTCAAGCCAGTCATTAACGCCAGAGACCTTAATACATACACCGATGGTATCGTTGGAGGTTTTGCTATAGGTTATGTTTATAATTTTCGGAAGTTTTTGGAAAAAAAGCGAGGAGGAGTTTCGGGACTAATTCAGGGTTCAACCGCTCTCACACATGATTATTTTACAAGGTTCAACGACGGTGAAATAAGACTTGTATGGATAGATGGCACACAAATAGAAAACCATCGAATGTGGAATTTTACCGACAAGATTGTGAGCCAACAGCAATTTTTACTGGGTGGCGTTATGGATGGCCATTTTTTTGATGGAAACATACAAGAAACAGACATTTATGGTCCAAGTAATTCGCCGCAAGCTGGGGATGATGAAATACAACAATCCGTAGTATTTTTGGGTAATCGTAATACTGACGTAAAAACTACAAGTAGTGTTGAAGGCGACGATGATGGCCTTGTAATACCTCATAGAACTTGGACACACATAGCAATAACTAGAAAAAATGACGTAGTTGTACCAAGTATCGCTAGACCGGGTTTATATAGCACTCAAGCAGGTAAGACTTTAGATAGTATTGAGTTTTATATTGACGGAAAGAAAAAATCAAGAATTTTTATTCCGAAAGATACAGATTATAGCGTTGACAGAGAAGCTTTTACGATTGGTGAAATTTTTCGTGATCATGAAAATTCTAAACAGGTTCAAATGCACGACAGTTCACTTGCTGGGTTCATAGACTTATTTACAATTTATGATCACGCAGAAAGAACTGCAGATTTTACACCACCGTTAAAACCCGCCAGTGACAGTGGTGGTGACAGTGGTGATACAATAGTTACGCCAACCCCGACAACACAAGGTCAAGATGCAAATTGTGACAAGTCACCACGAAACACAACTAGCGCATCTAACAAGTATAGAAGTCTAATTGTTTATCAAAACTTACAGGGAGAACCAGTAACTGGTGTAGGGCCAATAATAATTCCAGACCCAGAAATCGATGGATGTTATGTAAACGATTGTGAAAATCATTACATACAAACAGGCACTAGAAATGATATAAAAGTACCACAAAGATATCTTTCAAGCGGTAACGTTGTTATTGAAGAACCTATTGTACCATTTCATACAAATAAGAATTTTATAGATGTCGGAGATGCAGGTATAACTGTAAGCCCGATTGGTGGTGGACACACTAGCGTAGATGCAGAAAAACTTATATTTGGGATAGATTCTGAAGCACCCAATAGAGATGGACAATACCCAACACATAACGGAATACTACTTTATAACCAGTCTACCGTTAACGAAACAACACATTTTACATCCGAAGGGCCCGTAATAACCACAAGGGGTTATAGTATAAATGGATCACATAAAAACGCTTATACACCAATTAACAAGTGGAGTAATGTAAAGAGTCTTTCGCCCAATGGGCTTTCATTAAGATTTGATGGGACCAATGCCGATGGTTTGCACGTAGGTGATGGACTAACTCCACGAGGAGGAGCAGCAGATAATATCCCAAGAGAAATGGGCAATGCGCTGCTTGCAAATGGTGGTTGGACTATAGAGTTATGGTTTAATCAAGACTCGCATTCCAATATAATGTGGCAGCCTTTACTTGTATATGGTAGTTTAGCAAATAACACTAATCACTTTTCTGAACTTTTTCACATAAGTATTGCTGGCATTTATGCCGATGATGAAAGCAAATCTAGTTGTATTAATGTACATAGAATGGGTCCATCTAACAACTGGCTGGACGGTGTTACGACTCAAGGTAGATCGGTACTTGAGGAGTGGAATCATTTAGCGGTTACACAAACATCAGATGGTACACTAAAAATTTATTTAAATGGTAAGTTACAAAGAGGGCAGAGAACAAATCAACTATCTTGGGAAAATGCACGACAACCAAATCCCGCTAACCATTGGCAAAACGAGCTAATACGTGGTATGGCCTTAAAAATTGGCTACAATGGAGGAAACCCGTATCGTGGCTATATGGATAGAATCTATATTCATAACTTTGTAAAATATACCGAAAATTTCACACCAGAACGTGGTGGGGCGGGCAGTACCGCAGTTGTAACACCATCAAACCCAATACCAGAAGAACCAACTATATGCCCAATCAAACACGCTTCATGCTTTTTTGAAAGTGGATATTTAACAACTGAGGTTTCGGAAGGCTTTAACTATTCTGATACTGGCAAAAACTTTACTGTAGAATTTTGGGCAAACTTTGAAAATCATAATACTGGTGTAGGTATAAATAATGTGCCCTTATTTAGTTTTGTAAACGACCAAAGTCATCAAATTGGACTTGGGTACAGAATAGATGACACCGATAGAAACAAAAAAACCTTAATGTTCTATGAAAATAATTCAGGAATAGAACACACAGGATTTAATTACACGGGATGGTTTACAGACACTGGTGAATGGTATCACATCTCTGTCGTAAGGGACGATGATGGGTACAAAGCTTTCCAAGGTTCTTACGGTGAAAATGTTGGCCCAAGCGGTGGTACAGGTTTACAGTATGGAAATACAATAAGTCTCGACAGTCTTCAGTCACACTGGCCTACAGGTAAGTCTAGATTCATAATGGGTGGATTGGTAAGTGGAACTTTTACGGGCAACAACAATGACTATACCCAAGAATTTAGTAACGATGCCCACACGGTTTTATTAAGTAATTTTAATGAAACCATATCAGATGAATCTTCAAATAGCTTCAGTTATACTTTGTCTTCTGGAGCTTTTAAAGATAGTTTAGGGAATGAGCCTACCTACGCTGTAATATCTGGGCTGGGTGAGTTAACTGGCAAAAATGATGAAGTTTATAGTTTAGAACCAAAACAAGGAACAGGCTTTCTCACTGTAAATCCCGGTAGTAAAAACGCTTTAAATTATGCGGCTGGCCAAAACAATCATGATTTAGATTCCTTTGCTTACGTTGCTTCTACTGGTTTTAATTTTGGCACTGGAGATTTTAGTGTTGAATGCTGGATGAAGCCTAGGGGCGATTACCAAACCAGAGGCAATAGCCTTCAGCCATCAAACAAAGAATGTGTTGTATGGGCTATTGGTGATTTTGGAAGTGCTTGGAAAACTGGTAATGGAATTGCATTAACTTACAATAACTTTTTTGATCAAGACGAATTAAGTTTGTGCTTCGGCAGCAATTTGGGAATAAACAAATTTAGCATAGCCAAAAATACAGACATGAGATTCGGCTGGTTGGGTGCTGAATACGAAAACGAGCTACCTTGGAATCATGTTTTAGTACAAAGGTTAAGTGGTAATTTTGAATGTTATTTAAATGGACAATTATTTGAAACAGTAACAACAAAAGATTTAACTGAACATGCTTTAACAAAATATTCAATCACTTCTGCACCAGACATAAATAACCCAAATCAAAAGTTTTTCTTGGGTGGAATGAATGGTGGTTTGCAAGTTTATGAATACCCATCAGATAAGCGTTTTATAAGTGTAAGAGGTAACAGTTCTCTTGTTTATGGAGAAACAGATACAACTAACCCATTTACTGGTATATACTCTTTTCTTGTTGCAACAGGAAGAGAGCTTAGAAGCGGTTTAGCTGATTCTGATTATATACATGATTCTGGAAACATAAATTATGGTCATTATAGACTTGTAAACTCTACAGACTATCCTAACTATTTTGGTAAGCCAACTGCGACTTATGATAATCGTCAAGGTGGAATAGGTGAAGTTTTTGAGCCAGTAAACCATTTTTATGCAAAAGGTGAAGATGAGTTTGGATTCTTTACATTTAAAATCCCAGTAACAGGCGTTGGCCCAAATGACACAAGCGTGGTGGAAATAGAAGCTGAATTTGCTTCTTGGCAACCAGAAGGAATTGGTAAAGTAAAAGGTATAGGCGGTGGCCCAGTAAGTTGGCACATGAATCCAGTTTTATCAAAATCAAGAGACAGCCATTCACACAGAATTACATATGGTGTTAATACTTTGGATCAAGAAGAGTCTTGGTCAATGCCATCTAAAAGTGCAAATGATTATGTGAGACTTCATGGGCCGAGACCAGCCGTACCGGGCGATTATTTTTTAGCTGCAAAAGTCCCTCGTGGAATTACAATAACTCATCCAGAAGAAAAAAACAATGGCTTTGGATATACCACAAATGATCCCAAAATACATGTATTTAAAAAATCCTTTACAGTCAGAAGCGGCGACAATTTACTTCTAAGATACTACAAGGATGGTGGTGTTCCTTTGGACGGTACTAGTAAAATATTAAAAGCTTACGAAAGCTATACGTCAGCAGAAGGAATATCTGTACCCGGTGGTAGTAAGATAATCAATAAATCTCAATTACCAAGTTCAATAGGCCAAACCTATTACGACAATGGCGTGTACATGAGAATAGAGGATCAGCTAAGTCCTTTCTGGCCAAGCACAGAAAGGTGTGAACCTATTTCAATAAGAGCAAAAATAGGAGCTTCTGAAATTAGCTCTTATCACGGCCATATAGATAGTTTAAGAGTATCCAAAGTAGCTAGGTTTAGCAATTATGTAGACACTGGCGCATTCAGCGGGTACTTAGATGCTGACATGAGCAATGTTTATATCGATGAATTGAGGATTAGTGACTCAGGTAGGTATACAGGTCAGTATGGTACGACGGGTTATTTTTATACCGACGAAAAAACCCAACTTCTATGTCACTTCAATGAGCACAGCGGAGTGATTGATTTTTTCGATGAGCATTGTGGTCAAACTGGCAAATACGGATCACCACTTTCTGGTAGACCCGGTGATATAGTCGGAACTTTTGGCTCATCTTTTTATGATGTAACAGGAATTCAAGTAGGGAATACTAGAGTAAACGCGGAAGAGTGGAATGTTATAAATCAAGATTATATTGCTTTTAGAATTCCATTTGATGCACAATCTGGCCCTTACTATGTTATGAGCGACCAGTTCGATGAAGTAACTGGCTGCAATATATCTTTAGAACCAGCCGATTTCAAAGTATTAGACTTTAACCCCAAAACAGGTCATATAGGCACAGAGGTAAGTATATCTGGAACATCTTTAAATCTTGCAAGCTCTGTAAGTTTGTCTGGTGATAACTCTGTGCAGTTATTTCCGCCATTTACAATAGTTGATGCTACAGGTATAAACTTTGCAGTACCATCTGCTTCTGTTAGTTCGAAAATACTTGTTTCTGCGAATAGGCTGGGAACCGAACAATCACAACAAACTGCTACCGAACTAACCATCATAAGAACTGGTATATCCCTGTTAGATACAACTTCTGGGGTGTATGGACAAACAGTAAATCTATCTGGTTTTAATTTAGATAGTGGAACACAAAGTGTATTCTTTGAAGGCTATTCTACTGGAGATAGAAGTTTAGTAGCACCACTTTCAACCACCTTTATAGGAACAACTGGAGTACAGGTAACAGTACCTAGAGAAATTGTAAAGGGTTCTTTAATATTGAGCGGTGCAGAATCGTTTACTGAAACAACTGCACAATTTACACCAATTCCAACTCTTACAGGTTTACACAATGCTAATCTTATTGTTGGTCAGCCATTCTGTTTATCTGGTGTAAATGCAACGGAAGCAGCACCGATTATTGGGTTTAGTGGTAATTCAGATCAGCCATATTACAAGGGTGATGGAATTATAGAATTTATTGCAAATCCAACTGTTGCAATCAATAGAAGTGAAATAAATGCCCCTCTTAACAAGGATATGACATTTAGATTTGGGCCAATATCTTTTGATACAAGCCAAATAGAAGCATCTGCTCCAAGTAGCTATCAGACTGGATATACAAAAATCACTGGATTAATAAACTCTGTTATCAATGGAACTGGATTCCCATTCTTGGTTTCAATGAATGATGTGCCGTCTGGAAATGCATATACTTACGATTATGTAACTGAAGATTATGATGGCTTTAGGGCAACAGAATTTTCAAAAGTTTTCATAAATGGTTCAGGTATAACACATAGTTTGCTGTCCAACATAACTGGAGAAAAGATTGTAATATCAGGAGTTGAACCAGACATAAAGGGAATTGTTCCGCCAAGAGGTGGCGCAAATACCGTGATAACTGTAACTGGATATAATTTTTACAACATAACAGGAATTAGACTGACGGACGTTCCATCAGAGTCCACAGAATGCTTCATAGAAAGTGGGGATTTTGTTCCACAAACAGGATTGTTGACAACTATAAACTCTCTAGGTGAAACGGTACTTACACCGCATACCGGGTTCCACATAGAAAATCTTGGCCCAGAGACTATTTTGACAACCAACAGCCAATCCTTTTACCCACATGAATTAACTTTCAAAGTTTGCAGTGAATTTATTAACAATAATATTGACAAAGCTTATATATATTCTATGCACCATACGGGTACAACTGGAGAACTAACGATACCGGGATATTAAAATGCCATCAAATTTAATATTTAATATAGAAAACGCAGTATTTATATCTGGTGCAGAGCCAACTTTTGGCCATACAGGCTCATGTTTTCATATAAGTGGTTCTGGTATGCACGACGTAACTGGTTTACGTTTTAGCGACACAATAGGCAATAAAATACAATTAGATTTTTCAACTGGTTTAATAGGTGCTGTTCAGACAGTAACTGGCTGTGTGCCAGAAATGGAACCACAAGACCTTTTGACAATAGAAGCTTATAATTCGATATCTACTGGAACATATAAATATTTTGAAGTTGGGGAAGAAAACTGTGTTCATAAATGTAATGTAGAAATTACTGGGACTTTGTCTGTTGGTAATATTCCTTATGATGCGAGCACCACTGGTTTTTTAACAGTAGATTTCGCTGACAATAATAAAATTAATTTTAGAGGTATAGATGTAGAGGGTATAACTGGTTTCGATTCTACAGCTACTATTTTAACGGCTGGCAGTGGTCTTGTTGGCGGTGGTGATGTAAGTGCTTCTAGAAGATTTGATGTCGTTGGTGGAACAGGTATAGTAGTAGATGAAGACAGTGTAAACGTAGATAGTGGGCAGCTTTTAGTAAGTGGTCAAGGCTTTTTTAATGTAAATAAAAAAGGTTTAACTGGTGACACATCAGTTTACTTTTTAAACGGAGAATCTTTAGACCTCGGTGTTGGAGAAGGTACAGGTATAATTGTAAACCAAAATTCAGTAGACATAAATACTGGATTAGTTATTACAACTGGCGATGCATTCTTCAATATAAATGCTTCACTTGGTTTAACTGGTGATTCATCCAAAGTCTACCTTGGTGATAGTCTTGACTTTGGAGTTGGTGCGGGCACTGGAATAATAGCAGATGCCGATAAAGTTCACGTAAATAGTGGGCAAGTGGTTTTGACCAGTGGAAACCAAACAATTACTGGTGTAAAAACATTTTCACAAATTGAAGTTGTAAATCTCTTGAGAGCTTCTGGTTCTGGTATTATTGTTAACAATTTACATGTCACAGAAAGTATCACTGGCGATGGAAATGCTGCAAAAGTTTTAACAGAAAACGCAGTGAATGTTAGTGGTTTAACTTTTTCTAATAAAGTATTTACAACTGCGAGTGTTTCGGCAAATAATAATGGTGAAGTTGCATTATCTAATTTAACACAGAATGTTGGCGTTGAGATTTGTACTATAGATTTTGCAGCAAGACAATCTGGTAATATTATTAACGTAGAATCAGAGCTTAGTTTTTCTGCGGTAGATGTCGTTGATCTTTATATAATGCTATTTGTTGATGACGAAACATCACCGAGAAGAGTTTGGCAACAACAGATTTACACAGCCACGTTAGGTGCTATTTTCCAAGGAATGTTCTTCTTTAGTGCTACGGATACGAATTCTCATACATACAAATTGAGGGTAGTTAGGGCTTACAATAGGGGTAGTAGAGGTAGATTTTATATAAATAGATACTATGGTAGTTTATCTGCATCATCTATACTTATACAAGAAATTGAACCACAAGATGGAGCGGGTATAGGTTCTATATAGGGTATTGAATATGAATATTGAAAAAATACTAGAATTAAGATACGCCGATTGTCAATGGGAATTAAGAGGGGATTCGTATGAGGATTTAAATTGGCTTGACCAAGAAACCCCTAAACCCACAGAGCAGGAACTTCAAGATATTTGGAACAATGAAGCATTTACTATAGAGGTTTCGGATAGCGAAGCAATAGAAAATAGAAAACAAAAAATTATTAGTTATTGGCCTGTAGATAAACAGTTTGAAGCAATCACTGAAAATTCTATGGGTCGCCCAGAAAAACTAAATGAATTGCTAGGTTTTATAAGTGGTGTAAAAGAAGAATTTCCTAAGAACGATCAATAAGATCGTTCAAGCCTATTAATAAGGCTGTACCTTGATCACCAGAAACATGTCCACAAAAATCCCCTTCTTCATAGCAGTTTAAATGATTTTGAGAAGCATTGGACTGCAAAACACGGTGAGGGACACGTAAAAAATCTTTTGGGTTATCGGCGTAATGGTCTAGAAAAACCTTGGTATCTTGAAATCCATTTTGAAAGTCTGCAGGACACGTTCTTCTACTTAGCAAACTTTCAAACACGCTTAATGTTTTTGGGTTATTTTTAAAAACAATAACGCCAGTATTAAAAGGTATCTTGCTGGATTCAGTTGGTTCAGGGTCGATAGAGTTATCTACCTCTTTAGAAACCATAAAGATAGCTTCGCTTCGGTCAAAGTTGTATTCTCTTATTATATCATCCAGCTTTATATCAAAGTTTTTTATGATAATATCGTGGTCAAACCATACAAAGTAATCTAACTGTTGCCCCTTTAAAAGCTGTATTGCATAGTTTATTTTATTCCAATGAGGTTTATATTCTTTTTCTATATTTTCGGTAAAGCCGTTGAATTCATAGCCATGCCTTTTGCAGTAGAATTCAAGAACATCCCAAGTAATACTTCTTATTAAGTCATTATTAGAATATGAATAACAACCAATTTTCATAATTAGATATTTTGAATCCTAGTGATCATTTCAAAAATTTTAATATTTGGAATTTGCTCTATCGATTCTAAATCGATTGCCCCCTCGTACTCTTCTTTGATGAGCTTATTTTTAATATTCTCAAAGCTCACACCCTTTTCAGACATTACTTTTCTAAGCAGATTTTTAGGGTTTGAATCTAATTTTTCATCTTGAGATTCGACCTTGGCTGTATCAATAACACTGCTACTTGGTCCAACTTCATCTTTGGCTACAATGTTAATCTTTAGAAAGTTTCTGACACATCTTACGAAAGCTCTGTTTTCTGCAATTGCTGCTAAGTAATTTTGTGCAAAATCAAAAGTATTTGAAAGGCTTGCATCACCAATCGCTGAAAATGAAACTGGTTGACCTCCAGTTTCGTAATTTGGAAACCAATCTATTTTACAAGTAGCAACTACATAGTCAGCCGAGGGTGTTTGCACATCATAAGTAACACTGTAATAACCTCTTATTTGTGCAAGCTCTTTGATGCCCTGCAATAAAATTAAAACTTGATGATCTTTTAATTTGGTGACATCTGTTTGTGAGGTTCTATCTTTGTTTGGAACAAGATAATCACTTTTAATCATTTTCCTCCAATTTACAAAACCATCTTCATCGTAGATATAATCCACATTTTGGAGTAATCCATCATCGTCTCTGTCGAATTTATTTTTGCTCATAAAAATAATATAGCATAGAAATGCTTGGTGTCAATTTCTTTTTTAAGAAATCTTTTGAAAGATTATTGCCTTATCAGATTCTTCCCAAAAAGCATCGGTATCTGGAAGTTCCTGTATTTGTGTTTCTAGGCTATCTTTTGGTTGCTCGGCATTTTTTGAAGCCAAAGATTGGTAAACCTTGCCAGAGCTAATTAAATTTAAATTTGTTTTATAATACAAATTTTTATCTGTGCTTAAATCTAAATCTTCTTTTTTGATGATTTTTACCTCATCAATAATCCCATAATCCATAAAATATAATTTATATTTTTCAATTATACTTGAATCGGTTTCTTTTGTTAAAAGTTTTACATTAATATTTTTGGACTGGGCATACTTTACGAAGTTAACATTGTGATCTTCATTAATGAAGTACATTACCTCTTGAATATTTTTTCCAAAATTATCTAGTATAGATGCTGTAATTGGTTTTTCTGTAACTATTATGCATTTGGATTTTGCTAACTGGTTAACCAATACATCTTCATTAAACTCGTAATCCATTCTAACTACAACAGTATTAGAATTGGCATTATCAACATTGATTATGCAATTTGGAAATAGCTGTAAAGATTTAGAGTTATAGTTTTCACCCTTTTTTAAGGTTTTGAATGGGCATTTATAATTAATATTTAAAAGTTTTGTTACGGCGTTAGCAATGTCTTCTGGGTTTATTTGGTTAATAGACTTTGGAGATTCTACCGCACTGTAACTTGGTTTAAGTTTTTCTCTATCAGGTTCAAACAGGATACGATCTTCTTCTTTGGTCCAGTATGGCCTTGCGATATTCGCGTAAGTGTTAGAATATAGAGATACAATCTTTTTACCATATCCAGAGGCTACATGTGTTGCAAAACTATCTGCGCCTAAATGAAGCTTAGAATGATTTATAAGGTAAGCTGATTGTTGTAAAGATGTAAGACCCTGTGTATGCTTACATTTTCTAAAAGGCGTATCATCTTTAGCACCTATTTGTAGAATTTCAATTCCATTTTTTTGTAGCTCTGGATGTATGAAATCTACCACATCCTGCCAATAATCATAAGACTTTGACTCGTACTTGCTAAAAGGGTGAAAAGTTATGTAATTATCAAATTCTACTGGAAAGTATTTTTCCAAAAGAAAAGGCTTGTCTATTTTAAGACCACAATTTAGTGCGTATGTTTCTATTAGGTGTGGCATTAGTATTTTATATCGTAAGCTAACTTATCTTTTGCGTTATGGAGATAGGTTAAAAATCTCTGGGTATTTCCGTAAGGTAAAAAGGCTATCTCGAAATAACCCTTATGATTACCCTGTCCCTCTAACCAAGGCAGATTGTCCATTTGAGGGAAAAATGGGATAGTTTTATGTATGTATTCATTACCCTCCAAAAGCTCAAAGTATTCTTGCTTTACAGCCACATAGAGGTTGTAGTCTGGGTAAAGCTCTTTTATAGACTTAAATAGTGATGTTGAGAGATAAATGTCACCAATACTTTCTGGCATACAATATAAAAGTCTTTTACCTTCGTCATCTTTGTCTAATAAATCTGAGAAATCAGATTTTTTATTTTTTTCATTATCTTTTACTGCGACGTTCCTAAAGTAGTTTTCAATATCCCTCTTGGAAGCACCTTTTTTAAATTCACCCATCCAATACTTATGGCCATCATCATCCTTGTCAACATTCATCAGGAGGATTTCTTTATAGGCATGGATTAGCCACTCTGCATTATCTTCTATGTCTTTTAATTCTGCATAAGGCTGCTTTTCTTTTTCTTCAAACGAGACTTGCGAAAAGTCTATCTCTGGCATAGAGTCAATTTCGCTTTCAATTAAGCCACCAACGTTGTAAGTAGAAAAGTTTTTGATAGCCCAATCTCTAGCTTTTTTACCCCATTCATCCCTCTTCTCTTGAGTCATTTTAAAGACTCTATTTATTTGGGTTGCAATAGAATCGGGCTTTGTAGATGCTTTTCTAAATTCAGTGCCGTGCTCTCTATACTCAGACCATTTTAAGGTAAGTGAATATGCATCATCTTGGCACATTTCTTCACCGCAACTATAATCAGTAACTAAGGTGATTAGACCTGCATATTTAGCTTCTTGAATAGGAATTTCTTGACCGCCAGATGTAAAAGGGTGGCAGTAGACGTTCATTAAATTATAAACCTCATTAAGCTCTTCTTCAGAAATACCACAATTTACATTTGTTGTGGTTTGTGATTTTTCTGCTCCACAATGTTTACAATTTAAATCTTGTCCAGTAAAATTTTTTACTTCATAGTGCTTGCATTCTTTACATACATAGGTGGTAAGTATTTCTTGGTGAGGAATACCATATTCATCAGCAAGTTTCATAATGTTCCAACCTTCAGAAAAGTGCGTATGTAATAAAAGCTGTGTTGGGACTTTTACATTATGCTTCTTTTTCCAAATACTATAACCTTCTAACAGGTTTGGAACTGATTTTCTCAACTGATTTCTAAATACAAAACCAGTAATAAAAGTTTCTGGGTTAAGATTGTGCTTCTTTCTAAGTTCAAATTTGTCTGTTTTAGAAAGAGGTTTAAATGAGGACTCATCTACCGCACCATGAACCGTTTTGACATGCTTATGACCCATTCTATGTAGCTCCTTGGTGGCAAAGTCGCTCCATATCCAGTAGTTTTTTATCTTGTCAGCTTTTTCAACTGCGGAAGGTAAAATTGGTAGAGAATCTAAAGTTGTCCAAATTATAGAATTTATATCATTAAACCAAGGTTTATCGATGGCGAACTCTACGCCCCAGATGTCTTGCGCTGCGATATAGATATCTGGTTTTACCTCTTTTATAATTCGATCTATGTTGTGTGCTCCGTATGAAGCTGCACGGGCAACATGGGGGTCTTTATTAAGCTGATCCATCTCTTGCTGAGTGTCTGGTAGAGCACCGACAGAACGCCAAGGGGTTCTTTTACATTCTGGGTTAGACCAGTTTATTCCACAGCAATAGTGGGTAATATCATATTTGCCCGTTTTGTAAAGATAGGAAAGAACAGCTTTGGCATTTCTACCAAAACCAGTTTTTGCCAAGCTAAAATCGCTTTGAAAAAGTATCTTCTTTTTCTTCATTAAAATATATCACCATTATCTAGCGGATCATCTGTTGATACCTTTTGAAACTCTTGTTGTGGTTTCTGGTATTTTTGTTTTTTTGTATTTTTGCTAGAGTAGTTTTTATCTTTAATTTCCCAAGCTTTGTGCAGCATATACCTTAGATGCTCTACAAGAACCATCGCTTCGTCTGCCCCCAGTGGA